TTGCGTGTGTCGGCCTTGCGGGGGCGCATATCAATTCACTCGCGAGTAGTCTGGTGTCCATACCGGTGCAGCCGGCGGCGGGTTCGGATCGGCAATCGTAGGGCTGATCATGCCCAGCTTCATGCGGGCATACATGCGGCCCACCAGCGGGCGCTTGCCCCGGCTTTCGACGAACACCCACTGGCGATCAATCAGCCAGCGGCGCTGGTAGGCCCGGGCCTTGTAGCCGGTGAGTGCGGCAAGTTCCTCGTCGGAGAGGATTTCGGTTTCCATGAGGTATTGCTCCATGCCACGCGTGACGGCAGAAGGTTGTTAGAAGTTTCGAAGTTCGTTTCGCTGCTCGGGGGATTGAGCGGGGTAGCCGACAATGCTTGTTAGGATCGCGGAGTCACTCCGTACCCATCAGGTAAGTCGGCTCTGTTGCTTCAGCCAGCCAATCGCGAAGACACCCGCATTCGGCGTGCGGCGGGTCTTCATCTGTCCACTGCATGTCGAGAGTCTTTTCGCTGGTCAGCTCAACATCCCAATCCGCGTAGTCGGCCGGGTCGTCGCCGTTCACTTCAGCAAGCACGCGACGTGCTTCGTCCTCGCTGGTGGCGGCAACCCAGTCTTGATCGCCGATGCTGTAGCAACGCAGATTGGGACGCCTCGGCTGGTTGCCGTTGAGTTCGAATTCTGGAACTTGGTTTTCTTCAGACATGAATTCGTCCTTGCCGCTAAGCGGCTGAAAGTTGTACGGGGAATTTGAGTTCGTACAGTTTTGGCGACCAGCTGTCAGGCGCCGTTTAGATTCGGTTGCGCTTTGTTCTGATAGAGCTATTTTTGGTTTTTGTTGAACCAAAAAAATAGGCACAGGAGGACAGCCAAATGAGACTTCGAGGCGATGTCTTCTGGTCATGGGCAGACCCTTCGCTGCACAGCAGAACGCACGAAGAAACGCTCAGTAGCGGGATCTATATCGACGTGCAGGTCAGGCTGTCGCGAGCGGGCGAGACTCAACTGTTCATAGGCATATATGCCTCGGATGGGATGGCCTTGCATGAAGAGTCCGATAACTCTCGCCCACGGGAGTCGATGACGAGGGTTTTAGCTTGGGGCGTCGGTCGTGCTCGAGAGCTCGCTGGTGCTATAGGAGTGAGTGCTTCTAGGTCAGCTTCTTCGGGATTGCGGCGAGCCTAAAAAGGGCGGCATAAACCTCGTATCTCATGAAGAGGTATTGGTGCCATACTGGAAGAATAGGAATAGCGGCTCGTAGTTCCGAGCCAGTACCTGTCGGGACCGCGTGTCCAAAAATGCATACCAGTGATGATTTTCGATTCAAAGCCCATCAACACCTACTTGATTTGGATGCAACCACGAACCAGTTGATGATGCTGGTGGTCGCATCGGAGGTTTCAGGACCTCGATGGAGTGAAGCTTTGCTGCGCCAGAAAATGGCTTATGAAGCTTGGTCTGCCATCCTCATTGGCATTCAGATAGATCCAATGCCAATTTTTGATGGTCGATCTCCTGAAGGGGGCAACCCTCCTATCGGCTAGGTTCGCTCAGCCTGCAAACTCCATCGACACCAGATCATGGGCATTCACTACGGGCTGCTGTTCCTGCCGCAGCGCTGCCTGAACTGCCTCGACAACGCGCTGTAGGTACGCGAAATCGTGGTTTTCCTCAACAGCCTTGTCGCCGACGGGGTAGTGCCACTCATCGCCAAACAGTTCAGTCAGCAGCCTGTCGTGATGCCAGCATTCGTTCGGTGACTCGATGCTTCGCAGAACTTCGATGTCGTGCCAGAGCTCACGAGCCTCATCCTTGCTCAGCTCATCCAGCTCCCAGTCGTGTCGGCCTGTCTGTTGCCGGCGGCGCTGGAGGATGCATTTTTTCGCGAAGGTATGTAGCGCGGCCCCGCTGAATCGGGTGCCGCTAATCCCTCGATCCAGACAATTCAGGACGTAGTGCCAATCACAGTCGGCGACAAACTCCGCGACGGTGCGCGGACCCATGCCGCCCCAGTAGGCGTTCCAGCTGTTGTTCCAGCAGTTGATCGTGATCTTGCCCTGGGCGGTCTGATAGCTTGGGTCGGATTCAGTAGGGCAGTCGCGTCGGCCGAAGTCCTCGAGGAATACGGTAATCGGGTCAAGCCGCGCCGCGCCGGTGATCACCAGCTTGGTCACAGTCGAGCGCTCAACCTTCATCGGCTCGGCCGGTTTGTTTTCTGTGGGCATGGGGCGTCCTATGCCGGGGCACGCCCGGGCGGTGGAGGGGGGGGTGCTGAGATGAAGGTTTGACCGTTGCCTTGTGCTGTGGACCGGCAGTGCCATACTCAAAGATTGGAAAACGGTGATATATGCAAAGGATGACTATGGCGAAGATGAGTTTTCACGATCTGCTTAATGCTCAAATTGGTTCAGTTGTTTCGAAGAGGGAGTTATATGATCTCATTCAATATTCGAAGGTGCCGGGGTCTGAGTATTGGAGTGGTGAAGGCCTGATTATTAATAATACTCCTCAACAAGGTATAAATTGGGTTGGATCGCTTCCTTCCCTTGCGGGAGTTTTGGTTAAGGTTCGGTCCGGTAGTTATAGCCATGATGGTTGGCAGGACACTGAAAAAGATCTTTATCGCTATTCGTTTAAGGCTCGAAAAGGGGTAGTGTCGCTAAAAGAAAAGGCAAATCTTGCTTTACTGAATCAGCCCGAGTTTGGTTATCCAGTGGTTCTTTACAGCGAGCGAAAAAGCAATTGGGTTTTGGAAGGTGTATTCAGCTTGGTCGAGTGCTCCGACGAATATGTCGTTTTAGGTCGCCGTGCCGCAGCATCTGCACTTTTAGAAAAGGTCGGCCAAGGCTTTATGGAAGGTGGTAAAAAATATGTTACCCATTTGTTATCGGAGCGTAACACTCAAATAGTTACGCTGCTGAAATCGACAAAGTCTTACATCTGTGAAATTTGCAAGGAAGATTTTAATATTCGATACGGGGTCGAATATATCGAGGCGCATCATAAGATTCCAATTTCTGCAGTCCCGGCGAAAAGGGCAGTGGTGTTAGAAGATCTCGCATTACTTTGTTCTAATTGTCACTCTGCGGTGCATGCCCATATGCGTGCGGGATTGGAAGTGTATATGGACATCAAAGAGGTTATTGTTAAGCGGCTGGCTCATAAGTAACAGAGTATCCTGCGTCCAAGCCAGTGCACTATGGCAACAGCTTTACTGTTCCCGATTGCCTTGTAGCGCGGGCCGTCCGGACATTCCTCGGATGGTTTTCCCTGCCATGGAATTTTCGTGTAATTATCGAAAAACCCTTGGCACCGCTCCCACTCAATCACACTGGTTCTTCGAACACCTTCGGACTCCAATACATATGCCTCTCTGTCATCGAGAGAGCCACCCCCTTGTGCCGTGAGAGTAGGATGAACTGCGAGCTTCTCTGGCCATCCCGGCGGCCGATCCCTGCGAGGGCCTTCGCGCTCAAAAAGTACCTCGGTGGGATCGAATCCGTCTCGAGCACTTGCGACAACGAACACACGGCGGCGTCGTTGGGCCAGGCTGAAATATTGGGCGTCCAGGATCCGCCACGCGATTGTTCTTTTGGGTCCATACACACAACCAGCGTCCGGCCATTTCTTCCCTGAAGGCTGCAGTTCGCAGTCTTCCCCAGCAAGCGCGCCAAGAAAGCATCCGAAGGCGTTCCCTTTGTCGCTGAGGACGCCGGGGACGTTTTCCCAGACGATGACGCAGGGCGGCTTTCGTTGGCCTGCTCGAACATAGTCAACTGCATCTGCGAGCTCCACGTATTTGATGGTGAGGGCGCCGCGCGGGTCGGTGAGCCCTTCGCGCATCCCGGCAACGCTGAAGGCCTGGCACGGGGTGCCGCCGACAAGGACGTCAGGTGCGGCGATCTTGCCGGCCAGCACCTGGGCGCCGAGTTTGGTCATGTCGCCGAGGTTCGGCGTGTTCGGGTAGTGGTGAGCCAGCACGGCGCTTGGGAACGCTTCGATCTCGGCGAACCAGGTCGCCCGCATGCCGAGCGGCTTCCATGCAAGCGTTGCCGCCTCGATGCCAGAGCAGACGGAGCCGTATTCGATTTCCATAGGGGATCCTCGCCGGCTGGCGTGATTCGTAGAAGTGGGGTATTTGTGTACGATGTATTGAACGATTGAGAAAGTGGAGTTGGCTAATGTCTGCTAGGGATTTTGATGAGAAAGGATTTTTATCTGACTATGTTTACGAGCATAGGGCCGTGATTAGGGAGGAATACGCCGGCGGTTTTTCAGATTGCGAGCGGATATCTAATCAAGCCCAAATACTTCTACTAAACACAGGTGTTAGCGGCAGTGATAAGGCTATGTTGTGCTCGTTTTTGTTTTTCGAGAGAACCATTCGAACATCTCAAGCCGCAATTCGTTTATGCGAAATAGGAATGGTACAAGAGGCACAGGTACTTCTTAGAACCGCGTACGAAACACTCTTTCACGCATCTGCACTTATCGTCGACCCTTCGATTTTTGAAAAACTCGATTCTCACAATGACAAGGAAGACGTAAAACAGGCTAGAGCCATTCTGGCAGATATTCCCCTAGATCAGCTATCTGAAATAAATAAAAAACACCTGAAGGAAATTGTTGATACGCGAGCGGGCCAAACCTATTCAGTGCATAGCTCAGCGACAGCGGCAGGAATGTTAGATCTATACAGCGTTGCCTATCGAGGGCTTTCTTCCTTGGCCGGTCACGCGACATTTCGTTCTCTAGATAGGTCATTTATCGAAGAAACAAACGGATACTCCTTATATATGGGGCCGACCAAAGAGCAGCTGATTTTTACATTGAGTTTAGTTGCGCAATGTTTAACTCTTTCTATAAAAGGTCTTGAGCAGATCAAGAGCAAGGTTCAATAATTTCGTCCCCTCGGACTGCTTTCAACTCGGACAAACTCTCATTCCGAAACATCCGCGCCACGTTTTCGCTTATCTGAACTTTGTGGCGCGGACTTTCCATCGCTTGGCAGGAGAGGGTGGGTCCGAGCGCGTGAGCGTTCACAATGAGGTTCTGCACTGCCTCGTTGATTTCCTCGATATCGTTCCAGGCCTCAACCCTTCAAGCTTCTGCCGAGTGCCCAGCCGTAACCCGTGCCGCAACTCCTTCTCGTCGTGCTCGATCCGTTTCCCGGCAGCCTTCGCTGATCGCTCTTGTCCAGTCTTGGCCATCACCCTACCTCTTCAATTCCGCTGGCCGGTCCCTCACTAGGTGGTGTATCTATGCCTCAACTCACACTGGCAGGAGGCCGACATGAGGTTGCAGAGCGATGTAGATGCGCTGGCGGCGATCGAAGAGGACGCTAAAGCGATGCTGAGACGTATAGGGCTACCGGACGACGCAGTGAAGCTGGAGGTGGTCGTGTTCCTTCGGGAGGTGATCGACCTGGCCAGCTACATGGATTCGGCGCATCGAATCGTCGAGCCGCCGAGTTTCGTCTGAGTTGGCATATTGCCGACCGTTGCGGTATTTGTGTTCGACCCGGCATGGAGCCGGATTATGGAGACTCAAAATTGAGCGAAACAACTGAAGCAACAGGCGCGGGTACGGACTTCTTCTCGGGCGTTGCTATCGTTTGGGAATGGTTGGAGCGGTTAATCTCGTCCATCTGGTCCGGACTAGGTTGGCCTCATGCCGTCCTGATCATCTTTTTGTTGACGATCACCTGCTATCGCTTGGAGTTCAAAGCGCTGATCGAGAGGGTTCTGGAGTTTGGTCCCTCTGGCGTAAAGCTACAGGCGCCAGTATTTCAGGCAGCCCTCCCTGATCGCTCAGAGCCCATTGCGTCGGGAGCAATCCCTATTGCTAAGGAGTTGCCGCCTGCGCCACGCGATAAAGGAATTCCTCTGCCTCCGACGATTGTCTTTCCAGAGCAGATGAGATTGTCCAAAGAAGGCATCATGCGCGAAGTTGCAGATATGAGTGATTTAGAAGCCAAGAGCTATCTCATACCGATGCTGGCCATGGCTCGCTCGATGTTTAATTTTGAGTTTTGTTATTCATGCATCTTTGGCGGTCAGATTAGGCTTCTTCAAATGCTCAATCAAAGGCCAGGCAGGGCCATCACAATGAATGAAGTCTACTCTTACTGGAACATTCATCAGGAGCAGACGAAGCCGGTACTTAACCTCTGGACTGCGGATCAATACTTATCGTATCTATTTCAAAACGGGCTGGTAGAGCGAACGGATGACACGCTGAGACTCACCACTAAAGGGGCCGAGTTCGTGTTGTGGATGACACAATATGGCCGACCGCTTGATAGACCGTGGTAGCGCTAAGCTCTGGTTAAGATTTCGCGCGTGTTTCTGCAAAATCTTGGAGCTGTCGCGACCACTTTTCAGAAACAACAATTTTATGTCGCGACATGATGGAGAAACGAGCAGAGTCTTCGGTCGGAGCTGCGGCTAAGTTGATAAGGAACGTTGAGACTGTCTCCTGCCACTCCTCTAAGCCGTGGCGCTCGCCGAGGATCAGCAGAGCGTCATCCAGCGCTTTTGAAACAATCAGCGAACGCTTCTCGCCGCCGATCCGCTCGAGCAGCGCCTTCTCTTTCGCGCGCTTGTCCCGTTGGATCTGTGCGTTGTCCTTGGCCATAGCCTACCTCTTCAATTCTGCTGGCCGGCAAGTCCAGCCAGGTCTGTCGGCGGCGTGTCGTCGCCCGGTTACTGATGCGTTTCATGAGTTGAACTTGAGTCCGTTCTCGCTGGCGATCAGCGCAACCCGCTTGACGTGCATGTGCAGCGTCTTGGCCGTCTCGCTAATGGACTTGCCGGCTTCGGCCAGTTCGCGCACCTTAGGGGCGATCTTGTTGCGCTCGACGCGCAGGCGGTCGTGGTGCGGGGTGGATGCCAGCTTTGGATCGCCAGTTACGCCACTGGGGATTTGCTGGGCCTTGCCGCCGGCGCCAAAAAACTGATCCAGCTGCTCGTTCAGGCTCGCAACGATGCAGTCTCGGGCGTTAGGTTGCGGTACGCCGATCACTGCTGACCTCCTGCTGGCCGGTTGGCTTTTGCTTCGAACTGAATCGCCATGTCGAGCGCCGCCTTGTAGGTCCAGCGAAACGCCGCGGTCTTGCCGGTGGACAGATTGACGACATGGAAGGCCTTGCCGACCGTCCTCACCTGGAAGCGCACCTGCTTCTCCGGCATCACTAGGCCTGCGAGTCGCGCAAACGTCTCGCGTGCTGCCTGGGTACGAATCATCAGGACGCGCAGAACATCGACGCGCTGTTGCATCAGTGGGTGCATTTCGACCTGAGCAATTTCTGTTGCGTGCTTCATGGTTGATTACCTGTCGGTTGTCATCCCAAGCAGCCCTCGCGAGAAGGCTGCTCAGTGATGCTTTCCGTTTCTCGCTGCACTTTTACGCCGGAGTCCTCTCTCTGCCCGCTGCCGCAACTGGCGTCACATCGGGTGGCTGTGCAACTTTGCGTGCTCTCATGAGGGAGCCCGGCCAGTTCCAGAGCTGGCATGGGGATCGACGTTTGTGTTTCGCGCTGTGCCCGTTGCCGGGGATCGATCCGCGAAGATTTTTGACTGTTAAAGAACGTCGTAGCTTTCGCTACTAGGCCGGCTTACTGGCTTGAAGCTATTTAAGCAAGCTGAAATCAAGCAGTCAAGCAAGCTTAATAAAATAATTCAGCATTCTGAAATCAACAGTCGTAAAAAAGCCCGCGTTTGCGGGCTTCCTTCAAGCGTCACAGTATTGTTTCCACCCGATCTTTATTGCACCACCTTGTAAAGATTCAACCATTACACCGTCAGTCTCGCTGATATCGTCAATTAGTCGCTGCCAGTCTTCCTCGGCCTCGTGCTCCAACCTCGACACCGTGACGGCCATTCTCTTCTGAACACTCGGTGCAGCGATTAGTGCCTGGAGGCGCCGGCCCGCGAGTTCGTAAGATGTGGTGGTGCTGGGCGTCGCGGTCGATCGTAGAGACATGGGTGTTCCTTACCTTTAACTGTATGAATGTACAGTATTATTTCAACGCTGTTGATTGGCAAGGTTTTAGGAGTACATTTGTACTCCTTTGTCTTCGGGCAGCAAAAAGCCCGCTTTTGGCGGGCTTGGGGTTAGCGGGTAGGGAGTAAGTGGGGCTATAACTTCTGCAGCGCCCGGACTACGACACCTACAATGCGGCAGTCTTCGGCCAGCATCTCAGTTGGATACGCGGGATTCAACGGCTTCAAAAAACGCCTGCCGCCATCATCAACAAGCTTTTTGAAAGTGGCTTGATCGCTGTCGGCGAGTTTTGCGACAACCAGTTTGCCCGATTGCACATCTGCCTCAGTGTCGACGAGGATAAGTGTTCCCTCTGTGATGCTTGTGCCTACGGGCGATGTCATCGAATCGCCTTTCACTTCCAGCCAGAACGCGGTTCCTTTGGAGTCATAGTCGGAGAGCTCGTACCGATCTGAGAAACCAGGCGGGAAGGGCTCCACAGCCTCGGCCCACGCGCCTGCAGCTACCCAGCTGATAACCGGATATCGAAACGACTCCACGGGTTGCCGAGCCGCGCCTACATTCGAATCAGGTTCAACCTCTTCGCCTTCGCCGATTGCAAGCCATTCAGCCCTGAACCCCGTGGCCTTAGCCAGCGCGTAAAGGTTTTCAGGCCGAATACTTTTACTTTCGCCTGAGATCCATTGAGTAACGGCAGAATTCGCCACCCCGCAAAGGGCGGCGATTTCCCCTTTCTTTTTCCCACTGAGCGCAATGGCTCGGGCAATACGTTCGTGTCTTTCCATGACGCCAATATTAAGTTAGCTGAATTTAAGTATGCAGAGCGCTTAATTCTTCGTTGACGCCATAACTTCAGCATGCTGAAATTGCGGCACGCTCGAATGAGGATGCGCAATGAATACGCGTGAGGTCGCCGAACACTTCGGTAGCAAGAAAAAGTTAGCGGTTGCGCTGGGAATCCATCCAAGTGCCGTGACCATGTGGGGGGAAACGATCCCAGAGTCCCGCCAGTACCAGATTCAGGTCCTTTCCAAGGGGAAATTCAAAGCGGAGCGCAAAAGCGACGCCCCATAGCTGGCCTGATCCATGAGTTGAATTCTACTCCGCCACTGGCATCACGCCACGGAAACAAATTTGAGGTTTTACGAATGGAAGATTTCTTGAGGGCTTGCCACACCACCGTCAAGGAAAGTGGGGCAGAGGAGTTGGCCGGGAAGATGTGCATGGCACACGTGAGCTTGCTCCAGCGCTCGAACCCGGACAACGCGGCGCATCACCTGACTATTGAGCATCTGTTTGGGATTTTGCTGCACACCGAAGACATGCGCCCGTTGCAAACGTTGGCGGATCAGTTCGGTTTCGAGCTCGTTCCGAAGGATGCGCCGGCACCCAAAGAGCTGACTGCCTCGCTGGTACATGTCGGCAAGGAAGTAGCTGATCTGACCATCGCTGTGCACGAGGCTTTGGATGACCAGCACGTTTCATCCGGCGAGAAGACCGACATTCTCACTGAGATCGGACATGTACGCGAAAGCCTTCATTTGCTCGAAAGCTCGGTGAAGGCAGCTTGAGTTTCAGGCACAAAAAAGCCGGGCTGCAACCCGGTTTCTTCAAAACGCAAAAAACTGAGGGGCCATTATGAATACGAACGTCACCCCCGGTAATCCCTCCATTCCTGCGACACGTTTTGGTCAATTGCAAAAAGTGTCGCGACATACGTCATCTCGTTTTGCCGAATTGAATATCGGAGCCTCGCTGTGAGCGTTCAAGCAATGTCATGGGCGCTGTCTTTGCCCACGCAAGTTCTCAAGGATGCCAGCGCACGGCACGTTCTGCTGTGCCTGGCCAACTATGCCGGATCGAACGGTACTGGCGCGTTTCCGTCAGCTTCCACCCTGGCTCAGGACACCGGTCTATCCGAGCGTACCGTGCGTTACAAGTTAGATGACCTGGAGACGTCGGGACTGATCAAGCAGGGCAATCAGGCGATTGCTGCTGTTCACATTGATCGCCATGACCGACGCCCAGTCGTTTACGACCTCCAATTATTGCGGGGTGCAAATGTTGCACCCCGTTCCGAGCGGGGTGCAAATGACGGCACGGGGTGCAATCCACAACAGAACGGGGTGCAAGCTACGACAGAACGGGGTGCAGCGGCTGCACCCAATACGTCAATTAACCATCAGGTAACCGAACAGCAGTTGCAGCGCGAGTTTTCTGGCGTGGTCGATGATCAGGATCGAAAAGCTCTCGATGCTCTCGAAGATCCTCGCCAGCGCTTTTCGATGTTCGCCGACTGGGAGTTCAGCGCGAAACAGTTGGAAGACCAGCTTCGCCTGATGTGCTTGCCAATCTCATCGGCTACCGATGAATTGATTAACTCGTTCAAAGGTTTCTTCATCGCCAAACCCGATACCCGTGACAACGCCGCCGGTTGGTGCCACCGCCTTGCCAAGTGGATCAAGCGTGATCGCACTTTGAAGTCCGGTGATATTGAGGAAGAGATGGATGCGGCCGGTGACTGGACCGCCAAAGGGGTTCGGGTATGAAATCTGCACGCGATCTTATTGCCAAGCGGCGAACCGACCCTACCTACGTGCCGACGTCCGACCCAGTAGTGGCCGAGGTTGATCCATCGACCAAAGCTGTCATCGACGATTTGTTCCTGCGTCTTCGCGGTGCTTGTGGCGCATGGCGCCAGTCTTGGCCGACTGAGGCCGTGATGAACGCCTCGAAGCTTGAATGGCTCGGCGAGTTCATGCGCTCCGGGATCAACCGGATGGAGCAAATCGACCACGGCATGCGCGTCCTGAGTGCGAGTAAGTCTGCATTTGTTCCGGCGCCCGGCGTTTTCGTCAGCTGGTGCTTTGCCCCTGAAGGGCTGGGATTGCCGAGCGTCGAAAAGGCGTACGCCCAAGGTCTTCGCAACTGCCATCCCGCTATGCGTGATTCGGCCAAGTGGATGCACGCTGCTGTCTACCACGCTACTGCGGCCGCTGGTTTTCATGGCCTGCCATTGCTCTCGCGTGAACTTGGTTTGGCGAGCTTCGAGCGTCACTACTTGGCTCAGTGCAGGAAGATCTGGAAGGGTGAATCGCTAGGCTCCATTCCTATTGCTGAACTTGCTGCGCCTAAGCCTGATCGCAACCCCGAAGTGGGTAACACCGCTTTGGCCAACTTGCGCGCGATGCGTGCGGGGAGGGCAGAACGTGTCTGACCGTCGCCTTGCTGTACCTGAAATCGATACCTATCGCTTCGCAGTGTTCTGCTGCTCGTTCAAGGTCGATTTGAGTTCGCCGCCTGATCACGCGCTGGCGCTGTTTGCCGACGAGGCCATGGCCAAGCGTTATGGCTCGTGGATGTGGCCGGGGACCTATGAAGTCGTCGACGTCGTAACGGGGAAGCCTGCATGCGAGTGAGCTCGAAGAAGCTTCGCGCCTCGGCCATTGGCCAAGAGTGCACCGTCCGGATGCCAAGCATCTGCAATCACAATCCAGAAACCACCGTCCTCGCGCATCTGCCTTGCGGGCAGAAGGGCATGGGCATGAAGGGCTTTGACACCGTGGCGGTGTACGCGTGCAGCGCTTGCCACGACGTGATCGACGGCCGCGCCGCCGGCGAGATCGACTGGCAGGACGTGCCGCGCGCCATCGCCGAAACCCACGAAGCCCTGATCAGGGCTGGAATTCTCACCGTGAAGGGGGCCGCATGAGTACCGCCGCGGTGAAGATCACCGAAGCTGAGATCAAGCGCCAAGTGGCCGGCACCGTAAAGGACTTACGCGACATCGAGAATAAGGGCCTTTACCTGCGCTTCAACAAGGCTCGAACCGGTGGCTCGTGGTACCTGGTGTTGAAGGGAAAGTGGAATCCCATCGGCACGTTCCCCGAGCTGACTCACAAACAGGTTGTAGCGGCGCTGCCGTCGCTTCGGCTGCGTCTGGCCGCCGGGGAGGGCGCGAGCCTGTCGAAGTGGAAGGCTGTTGGCGAACTGCTGGACTGGTTCGCTGATCGCATGTCGCGCGATCGCAATCTGTCGACCAAACGCAAAAACACCGGCGCCTCGATCATCAAGTGCCACCTGAAACCGCGCCTCGGCGAGCTGCCCCTGATCGGCATCGACAAGGCCGCTCTCGACACCCTGCTGATGTGGCCGCTGCAGGAGACGGTTTCCATCGACTACGTGCGTTCCGCGTTTCAGCTGTTGGCCTTGTCATTCCGGCAGGCGGCCAAGCTGGGGATGATCACGCCCAACCCGATGGCAGCGATCCGGTTCAACGACTTCTCTAAGGCAAAGGTCGGCATCAAGCCGTCCCGTCTGCGCGGCGTTCAGTTGGAAGGCCTGCTCGGGCAACTGGCCGAAGTTATGAGCATCGCGCCGCTGGATTCGATGCTCGCACTGATGATGCTCTTCCATGGCACGCGGATCGGTGAAACCCGGATGGCGCGCTGGTCGCACATCAGCCTGGCCGAACGCGAATGGTTCATCCCGGCCGAAAACACGAAAACCGGTGTCGAGCATCACCTGCCCCTGACCGAGCAGGTGTGCACGCTACTGACGCGGTACCGCGAAGGTCAGTACGCCCGAGGCTATGAAGGCCAGTGCCTGTTCCCGGCGCGCAACGGCAAGGCGCTGGGCGAGGCTCAGGGCTGCGCCGTGTTTCGTCGGTTGGGGCAGGGCGAGTGGACCAGTCACGACCTGCGCAAGGTGGCGCGCACTGGCTGGGCAGATCTCGGCATCGACCACCTGATTGGCGAGCTGCTGATCAACCACGCGATGGGGCACAACGTGAAGGTGTACATCCAGTCGGACGTGATGAGCCGCAAGCGTGATGCCCTCGAGCAGTGGCACGCGCATCTAGATCAGAAAGGCTTTGCAGCGATTCATGGATTGACCGGCTTTAGATTTGAAGATTCCGGTAATTCGCTGCAAGCCACAGACCATAAGGCCTGCAAGGCCATTGAAGAAACAACCATAGACGAGGTTTCAAAACATGCAAAAAGGGCGAGTGCCTAGCTTTAAGCGAGAACGGATCGAGCTGGAGCCTTGCTCGATCTGCGCGGGGAGCGCGGTGGTGAAAGGGCTGTTTTATGAGCTGGTTTGCACTGATTGCAACGGCTCAGGTTGGGTTGTTTGGGGGAGCAAGTTGGTCCTTTCTTCCGACGAGTTGGTCACTCAATTGAGTTTCAAATTGCAGCACGCTCAACGTGAAATTTCAGCGCTGAAAGGTTCGCCGCTGATGAGCGAAACACAAAGCCAATACGAACGATCGAACCGCCTGGGGGCGGGCGGCACAAATTACACAGGGGATTGAAGGAATGATGATTCGTAAGCCGGCTGGCCGACCATTGGGAGACACCGAATACTTACTGGAGCAGTGGGGCTGGTGGAGGATGGATGGGATGGGGGTGCCGGGCTATACGTCCCCAACATTAGCTCTGATGCGTCAGGCGATTGCGCAGGTATCCGAAGCCAAAAATTATTGCATTACTGATGATTGGGCTGTAGCTATTGATCATGCCGTTGCGAGACTCGCGCACCGTGATCAGCAGATGGGAGATGTAGTTTGGCTCTATTTTGGTGCTAAGTGGCCGATGGTCAGAGTCGGTAGGCACTACGGCATAAGTGAGGGTAAGGCGCGTGAACTGGTTAGGGCTGGATCAGCCTGGATCGATTGCGCGATAAGCCATGTCGACTTGGTCGCGTAGTGTAAATTGCGTTCTTAAAATACGCCATTGCTGAAAGCCAATGCTTACCCTCAACCAATGACGATCTATCCACGATTTTAATGTACATTTCGTGGATCGTTTTCATCGCGTTGAGGGGAGCAGCATGAGTAAGGCAATGGAGTCGCTTGCGGCATTTGAAAAAGGCTTTCGAGAAATTCAGGGTGAGTTTAGAAAGTATTTTCCCCTAAGCATATTGGATGCGTCGCTTGGTTATCTTTACGCCCCTTCAAAAAACAAACAAGACAAAGCTGCTCGACAACCTTGGCTAGTGTTGCTTCTAATAAAGTGGGTTTACTCTGATGAGCTCGCTAATAGTTTTTTACCGCGACCTTCCATTAGTAGTGCGCAGTACCTAGCGCTGCTGCAAAAAGTCTTAGAACTAACTGATAGTGATAAGATGCCTGATGAATACGAAGAGTTGCGACTCTTTATGAGGGCTCTTGCATACCAGCAGTTTTTTTATCAAGCAGAAGGTAAGCTTGTTGATTTGGCTAGGCAGGAACTAATTTTTTCTAGAGTTCCAAGCAATCATTATTTCAGAACGCGTTTTTTGAAACGAGTCGGGCTACCTGTTGAAACATTTCTTAGAATTTCGTTTGTGCTGTTAGCCGCAGTGGAAAGTCAGGGCGGAATTTTAAGTCGGGACTATCTCTTTGCACTTTGTCCACCATTTGAAGCGTATGACGTTGATGCATATCTTCGAGCAATTTCAATCGATGTAAAGGATTTAAACAAAGCATTGAGGGATGCCGATACTGATGGGCGGAGCCCCGAGGAATTTCTACATCAGACCCCTTTTTTGAGATTTCCTTTAGTCAAGGTCGACGGTAAATATTGGTGCGTGTCGCCTGCCGTTCTGAATCGTTCATTGGGACATTTCGTATTCGATTTTTTGAAATTGGACGATGTTAATGCTTTTAATGGCCCGTTCGGAAAGTCTTTTGAAAAGTATGTAGGGGAGTGGCTAAAAAAAACGAAGCTTCCAACAGCGATAGAGAGTGAGCTAATTAGAGAACTCCCAGGTGATGGAGGGGTAATAGATTTTTTGATTGCGGACGGCGAATCAAATGTTCTTATCGATGCAAAGGGTGTGGAAATGGCTCAGGGGGGGATGGCCGCGGTTCGAAAGATGGATATGCGTCGAGCGGTTAAAACATCTCTGATGAAAGCCTTTGAGCAGGGTCATGAAGTCATTTCAAGATTACCTAAAGCCAGCGTAAAGAACCCGGTTATTTGTCAGCGCGCTAATAACTATCTTTTGGTGGTGACTTATAAGGAGTTATATGTTGGAAATGGGATGGCGTTCGCAAATGTTGTGGGTGCTGCTGAGCTTGATAAAGTTCGGAACGCTTATTCGTCAGATCACCAAATTCCAATAGAGAATATGTACTTTCTGACAATTCATGAATTTGAAGAATTGATGGATCTTGTGAGTGCCGGAAGGGTGGGGCTTGTAGAGTTCTTGGAGCGTGCGAAGCAAATAGATTCTAATCCACGCACTCAGAAATTTAATTTTGAGATGCATATTCAAGAGTTTTCAAAAAAAGGAGGCAGGCCGATCCCGCTATTAGATACTCTCAAGGAAATGCGTGAGGAAATTTCTGGGAAGATTTCTGAGTCAATATAGGTGAGTTCTTGGCGAAAATTTTTGTTGTCATTAGTGAACGCAACGGAAAATAAAAGTTTTCCGCGCGGAATAACTCTGGTTTCATAGCAGCGTGAACTGCTGTGAACGCAGCGAGACGCTTTCAAAACCCGGCCATCGAGTCGGGTTTTTTATACCAATTTATAAGCCCCGCCCTCGTGCGGGGCTTTTTCGTTTTCGGTCCCATGCCTGGCTCTTTGCTCTTAGCGGATGACAGTGACATGGAGGCCGGAACCTATTTGAGGTCAACAAATGAACACGGAGCAACAAGCTCTCGCGGATGTACCCCTTTGGCTTCTGATACTGCTGAGCATGGCAGGCTTATCCGGGGAGATGCTTAGAGCATCAGGCAGTGACCTCGGGTTACGGCAGATCCTGCAGCGAGTAGCGTTACGTTTTCTCGCGTCAGGCTTGCTGGGAATGGCGACGTTGTTGTTAGCGATGGCGCTCTGGAACAACCTATACCTCGCTGCTGGATTGGGCATCGTCATAGCGGTGATTGGTGCCGATGTAGCCGGTGGTTTGTACACCCGGTTCTTGGCAAAGAAGGCAGGTATTCAAGTCGACGAGTAGGTCGCTGACAATCAAATACTCCAAGGAGATCGGTCGATGCAGGTCCGCGTGATAGGCGATGACGGGAAGGAATTGTGGGTCAAAGGTGAGACCCGACCTGACCTGGCGCTGACATCGCCGGGGACCCTGAGGTTATCTGAAGGGTACGGGGTCGGAAACCCGCGGGAAAGCGTTAGCCACAGGGCTGGAAAGTTAGTTGACAGCGGTTGACAGGTTGACAAGGAATACCGGGTTTTCAGCGACAGAGTTTGCGTGATCCCAAACAGTGTTTTCTAGTGGAGTCCCCCCGGTTCTATTGGGTTTCAGGCCTTTTTACACCTGTTCAAATTATTGAACAGCAGCCCCTGTGCAATGGCCAGAAGGCTTGTCAACTAAGCCGGGTTAGTTGACAGGATCGACAAGCCAAGACGATGGAGGCCGCATGGCTTTTGTAACTCGCAAGGAGTACTGCGAGCTGAAGGGGTGGTCGAGGCAGTACGTTGGCAAGCTGGTCAAGAATCAACGACTGGTTCTGAATGCCACCGGGAAGATTGATGTGGAGGCCAGCGAGAAGCTTCTGGCCATGACGAGCGACCCGAGCAAGGCCGCCGTCGCCGCTCGACATGAGCGCAATCGCCCAAATCGGGGTGATCAGCCACCGCTGGAAATAGTCATCGCAGACTTTGTAGATGACCCCTCTGGTCAGGTACCCGACTTTCAAAGGTCACGCGCGCTTCGTGAGCACTACCTGTCGCTTCAGGAAAAAAACAACTTCCTTAAAGCCCAAGGAACCTTGGTAGAGCGCAAGGCGGTCGAAGATGCGGCCTATAACGCCGGTCGCTTACTGCGCGATCTTTTGCTTGGAATGGCGCCACAGCTATCGCCTGAACTGGCCTCGCTGTCTGATCCATGGCAAATCGAAAAGCGTCTGACGTCGGCTTTACGACAAACACTGGAAGATGCTGAGCGGCTGTCTGCAGCAGATCTAGAACAAGCCATTACCCCGAGCTAAACCTATGTCCTTAGAAATGTCGAACGGTGCGACGGTGTACCGCGAAGCGTATTTCCGTGGGCAGCGCCCAGAGCCTGACGTCTGGATTGATCAGTGGGCCGACGAGTACATGCGCATCCCGCGCGACACCGGTGCGGCCGAACCTGGTCAATACCACACCTCGCGTACCCCTTATGCGCGTGAGCCGATGCGCTGTCTGTCACCAGCCCACCCGTGCAAACGCGTGGTGACCATGGTGGCTTCGCAGTTGATGAAAACGCAGATCGCCTTGAACTGGATCGGCGGCCTGATCCATATGGCCCCGTCCAACATCCTGACGTTGTTGCCCAGTCTGGGGTTGGCCAAGCGGGTATCGTCGCGGATTAGTAAAACCATCAAGGCCACGCCGGTGCTGCGTGAACGCGTGGCGTCTAACCGCTCGCGGGATGCGCGCAACACCATGGACACGAAGGAGTTCGAGGGTGGTTCGCTGTACATCACCACGGCCGGTTCTGCGGCCAACTTGGCGGAGCTTTCCGCACGCTACATCTACGGCGACGAGGTTGATCGCTGGAGTGTGGACGTGGGCGAAGAGGGCGATCCGGTCGAACTGGCCGAGACTCGCGGCAGTACTTTCGGCCGTAACGCCAAATTTTATTTTTCCAGTTCGCCGACGGTCAGGGGGGCATCACGGATCGCTGATCTGTTTGAGGTCAGCGATCAGCGTTACTACTACGTGCCTTGCCCAACCTGTGAACACATGCAGGTTCTGGAGTGGGAGCGGTTGCATTACTCGGCGGATTTTCAGGTTGTGCATTACCAGTGTGCCGGCCCCGACTGCGACGTACTGATCGAGGAGCGCTATAAGGGCGAGATGCTGGCAAAAGGGGAGTGGCGAGCACACACCCAAGGCGATGGCGAAACCGTTGGTTTCAACTTGAATGCGTTGTACTCGCCGCCCGGCTGGACCGGTTGGGCCTCGTTGGCCAAGCAATTCGAGAAGGCTAAAAAGGCTCAGGCCAAAGGCGATCTGGAGCCGATGCAGGTGTTTTATAACACCCGTCTGGCCAAGGTCTGGGATAGCGCTCAGGAGCAAACCTCAGCCGACGTGCTGAGGGATCGGGCGCGGCTGGAAAGCTACAGCCTTGGCTCAATGCCCGACGGCGTGTTGATGCTGACCGCTTCGGTTGACACCCAGGCCAACCGCTTGGAACTGATGGTGATGGGTTGGGGTGTTGGCATGGAACGCTGGGTGGTCGACTTTCAAGTGATCGCCGGCGACCCCACAGATGAGCGCACCTGGGCGGCGCTGGATGAACTGTTAAAGGCACGTTACCGACACCCTTGTGGTGCTGATCTGATGATCATGGCGACTGCGGTCGACTCCGGTGGTAACCACGTCGACGAGGTATACCAGTTCTGTCGTATGCGCCGTTGGCGCAACGTGTTCGCCATCAAGGGGGCGAGCAAGCGGGGCCGGCCAGTAATCGCGCAGCGACCTTCGATGGTCGACGTGACATGGAAGGGCCTGACTGAACGGCATGGCGCCGAGCTTTGGTTTGTTGGTACCGACACGGCGAAGGACTGGATCTATAACCGCTATGTATTCGACACCGGCCCGGGAGCGCTGCACTTTGCTAACGACCTGCCGGATGACTTTTTTGCCCAGTGCGTGGCTGAGCGCAAAGTCACCCGTTACGTCAGGGGGCATAAACGCATTGAATGGACCAAGGGCAAATCCGAGCGTAACGAAGCGCTCGATCTGTTGGTGTACAACCTGGCCATGGCCCATTACCAGGGCATCAATCGCTACCAAGAGCACGATTGGGCGCGGATTCGGCAGGCGATCTACCAGTCGGTTTCGGGCGATAGCAGCCAGCCCGTTCAGAGCGAACGGCTCAGCCGGCCAGTGGTAACACCGGCCGCACCAACGGCGCCGCAACCCGCCGCCGTGAAATCACGGCCGGCAGCCGCTCCCCCACAACGCCGCAGCTCCACCAGTGGCTACCTGAAGAGACGCTGATATGTCATTTACGAAAAAGCACCTCGACGCGGTTGAGGCGGCCATTGCTCGCGGTGAAAAAACTGTGCGCTATACCGACCGTACCGTGGAATACCGCACGGTCGATGAGCTGCTGAAGGCGCGCGAAGAAATACGCTCGTCGCTGGCCAGCGCCGCCGGGCCGCGTTCGCGCGTGGTCCGGCTGTTCCACGCAGGGAAGGGGGTCTGATGGCTCGCCATTTCCCGACGCTGACCCGTAACGGATTTGTGCTGCCGTCCAACATCAAAGCCAGTTACGAAGGCGCTGGTGAGGGGCGCCGATCCACTGGCTGGGACGCTCCCGACAACGGGATCAACAGCATCAATACCCCGGCACTGCGCAATTTGCGGTCGCGCTCCCGGGCAGCGGTTCGCAATGACCCGTATGCATTCAACGTCATCGACAAACGCGTGAGCAACCTGATCGGCACCGGCATCACCCCTCGGCCGACAACCGACGATGATGCCTTGCGCAAACTGATGCAGGAGCTGTGGGGAGATTGGGTCGATGAGTCTGATGCGGATGACCGCACCGACTTTTACGGCCAGCAGGCGCTAGTGGCGCGCACGGTGGAAACATCGGGTGAATGCTTTGTTCGCTTGCGTCCTCGCAGTCGGGATGAAGGCTTGGCGGTACCGCTGCAGTTGCAGATCCTAGCGCCGGAGTTCGTGCCGCACGACAAATTCGAGAGCACCAAGAACGGCAACATCATCCGCGCCGGCATCGAGTTCACGCCCGGCGGCAAGCGGGTAGCGTATTGGATGTACCTGTCGCATCCGCGTGACTCGGCCTCGTTGAACGCCGGTTACAACCAGCTAGTGCGCGTCCCGGCCGCGCAGGTGCTGCACATCTTCGAGCCGGTGGAGCCAGGACAACTGCGTGGTGTGCCGCGATTGTCACCGGTGCTTAAACGGCTGCGCAGTCTGGACAACTACGACGACGCGGTGTTGTTCCGCCAAGAGGTGGCCAACCTGTTCGCCGGTTTCATCAAGCGCCCGTCGCCGGAATCGGGACCGGTTCCACGCGATCCGGTCACCGGCGCTCCGCTGGATCTTGATCGCGACGGGTTTACCCCTATGGTCGCGCTCGAACCCGGCACCATGCAGGAACTCGGGCCGGGAGAGGAGGTTGAGTTTTCCAAACCGCCAGACGCCGGCAACAACTACCCGGACTTCATGCGTCAGCAGTTGATGGCTGCAGCAGCGGGATCGGGCACACCTTACGAAATCCTCACCGGCGACATGCGCGGGATCAACGACCGAGCGTTGAGGGTGGTGCTCAACGAGTTTCGGCGCCGTCTGGAACAACTGCAATTCAGCGTGTACGTGCATCAGCTCTGCCGTCCTGTACGGGCGGCGTGGATGGACATGGCGGTGCTGTCTGGCGTTCTGGTGCTGGACGATTACGCACAGAAACGCCGCCAGTACCTTCGCACTCGCTGGGTACCGCAAGGCTGGGCTTACATCCAGCCGGTACAGGACGTGCAGGCGCGAGCGATGGAGGTGAGAGCCGGTTTTTCGTCGCGCAGCGAGATGGTTTTGCGCACTGGCTACGACGCCGAAACGGTCGATCTGGAAAACGCTGCTGATCTGGCACGCGCCACCTTATTGGGCCTCAACTACAACACCCTTGATGCCGTCGAAGACACCGACGACAAGGAGCAACCATGAGCAAGCGCGCGAAACCGCGTATTTACAACCGCGCCGGCAAACGCGTCGAGGTCAAGGACAAGACTTGGTACGCCGTTCATGCCAGCGGCGAGTCCACCGAGCGAGTGATCGAAGTCTTTGTCTATGGCGAGATCGGCGCGTGGGGCATCACTGCCAATCAGTTCGTGCAGGATCTGCGTGCCATGGACGACGGTGTGTCGCCGGTGGTCGCCGCGTTTAACAGTATCGGCGGTGACCTGTTCGACGGGCTGGCCATGCACAACGCGCTGTCGCGGCTGGGCGAGCGCTGCACCGGCCGGATCGATGCACTGGCCGCGAGTGCGGCCAGTGTGGCCGTGTGCGGCGCACACCGCGTAGTAATCGCGGCCAACGCCATGTTGATGATTCACAACCCATACACCTATACAGGCGGTAGCGCTGAGGACTTCCGCCGGGTTGCTGATGTATTGGATCAGACCTTGGAGGCGATCATCGCGGCCTATAAGGCCAAGGCGCCCGACATTGATGACGCCGAACTGCGGCGAATGGTTGATGCTGAAACTTGGTTGACCGCCAACGAAGCGGTGGCTTTGGGGCTGGCCGATGAAGTGGGCGACGGCGTCAAGGTCAAAGCCTGTCTCGGTCAAGGCGCGGTGCTGCAACGATTCCAGAACGCACCGGCTGATTTGCTGGCCCAGCTCGAGGAGCCACCTGAAGCGGATCCTGATCTTGATCCTGTCGATCCGCCGCTGGTGCCGCCAGTAGTCGACTCGGCCAAGTTGGCATTGATGGTCACTCAGCGCTGCACGGCGGCGGGCATCAGCAACCTGGTCGAGCCGCTGCTCAAGTCAACCCAGCTTGAAAGCGAAGAGATCGTTTTAGCCGGTCTGGCGCGCGCCAAGGCGGTAAACGACCTCTGCGTGGCTGCGCGGCTGCCGGAATTCAGCGCCGAGTATGTCGCTGCAGGTCTGGACGAGGCGGCGGTGCGGGCGCGTCTGTTCGACAAGATTGTCACCAGCGGTAAGGGCTTTGAAATCGACAACAGTCTGCCGCTGGCGGACGACCTGGCGCCCAAGGTGCTGGCCAAACAACCTGACCCCAACTCGATTTGGGCTGCTCGCCAAGCGGCCCAAACTGGAACCGCGCAAAGCGCGAAAGGAGCACGAGCATGACCATCAAACAAGAACCGATGCACGCAGGTGAATTCCTGCTATCCGAGGGCGCTGGCACCATTTCGCGTGAAGCGATCAATGTCGCGGCGGGTCCAGCATTGTGGCCGGGACAAATTCTCGGGTTGGTGACCGCCTCCGGCGAATTCGCACCGTACAACCCAACGGCAGAGGACGGCACTGAAAACGCTGTCGCAATTCTCTACGGCCCGCTCGGCGAATCCGACGTGGTGCGTCGCGGTCGCGCCGTGGTGCGGCTGGCCGAAGTCAGCGAAGCGCACTTGACCGGCCTCGATCTGGCTGCCGAGAAAGCTTTGGCCGCACATTCGCTGATCGTCCGCTAACGCGTTTCGTTCTTTTATATGCATCCCGCCGCGTGCGGGATTTTTCGTTTCTGGAGAGTACCCATGGCCGATATCGCCATTTTTGACGACGAAGCGTTTACCGTTACCTCGCTGACCGCTGCACTTAATGATCAACCCTACCTGCCAGGGCGCATCAGCGCTCTGGGTCTGTTTCGCGAGGAAGGCATTACCACCCTGACCGTGCAGATTGAAAAGGACGGCGACACCCTGGCACTGGTGCCTGCTGGCGAGCGTGGTGGTTCTGGCCTGGTGGTCGCGGCCAGCAAGCGCAACCTGATCCCGTTCAACACCGTGCACCTGCCTGAGCGCTTCACCATCAAGGCGGATGAGATCCAAGGCATTCGCGCCTTCGGTACTCGTACCGAACTTCAAGCGGTGCAGGACGTGGTCAATGCGCGGCTGGCTAAGGCGCGGCGCCAGTTGGACGCCACGCACGAATTCCAGCGTATGGGCGCACTGAATGGCCAGATCCTCGACGCCGATGGCAAAACCGTACTGCTGGATCTCTATGACCGCTTCGGTGTGAAGCGTCAAAGGATGTCCATGGGACTGGCGGATCCAGAGACTGAGCTGCGGGTTCAATGCGGCGAGGCGTTGGATATGCAGGAGGATGCGTTGGGTAGCGTGACCAGTACTGGCTCGCGCGCCTTCTGCGGTAAAAACTTCTGGAACAAGTTCATCGTCCACCCTTCGGTAAAAGAAACCTACCTCAACAGTCAGCAAGCGGCCGCGCTGCGTGGTGATGCCCGGGAAAGCTTCGAGTTCGGCGGCATCATCTGGGAGCGCTACCGTGGCAAGGTGGCCGGAGTTTCCTTTGTCCATGACGACAAGGCGCTGCTGGTTCCCGAAGGCGTGCCGGATCTGTACATCTCGGTGTTTGCCCCGGCTGACTACATGGAAACGGTCAACACTCAGGGCATTCCGTACTACAGCATGATCGAGCCGCTGCCCTTCAACAAAGGCATGGCCGGAGAGGCGCAGTCGAACCCGTTGCATCTTTGCACTCGACCGCGCGCCCAGATCCTGCTGGAACTCTGACCGTGGGTTTTCGCGATCTGATCGCCGAGGTCGACGCGGTGGTGTTCGAAACGCTGGGCGATACCGCGCGGATCGAGGGTCGCGACGAGCCAGTGTTCGGCATGTTCGCCGCGCCCTGGCTGCAACCCAAGTTCGGCAAGCTCAACACCGGGTTGCGCGAGCCGCGCTTCGAGATCCGCGTCAGCGATTCGCAAGGTCTGGAACAGGGCATGCTGGTCAGCGTTGACCTGCCTGCCTTGGATGGCGGCGGCGACTACGACCTGATTCAGCTTGAACCGAGCGGTGACGGCCTGGTCGCCCTGATTCTGAGGTTACGCCCATGAGTGTCGGTAGCTATTTCAAACCCTCGGCCGGGGGCGGGATGATCTCCATCCAATCCTCGGCCGCAGACTTTCAGGCGTTTCAGGACTTTGCCAAGGTGGTACCGAAAGCGGCTGCGGCGGCGCATCGGCGTGCGATCAACAAAACGTTGGGCTGGTTGCGCACGCACATCGCCCGAGCGGTCAGCCGGTCAGAGCGCATCGCTGTAGCGGCAGTGCGTCAACGGTTGCGCAGCTATCCGGTTTCCGGCGGTGCCGCGAGCGGCAAACTGTGGTTCGGTTTGAACGCCATCGAGTCCAGCCGGATCGGCCGGGCGCGGCAAAGCGGCAGCGGCGTGTCAGTGGCGGGGCGGCGTTACCAAGGTGCCTTTCTCAAAAAGGTCTACGGCAACAAACCCGACATCTGGATACGCACGGCCAGCAAGCATTTCAACGCGGATGACTACCCCGACAGCACGGTGTCACCCGGTCGCGGGCTGAGTTCGGGTTGGGTCGCCGAAAACGGTAGTCGTTTCCCGCTGGCCAAGGCCAAGGTATCGCTGGAGCAAGCCCGACCGCACTTCGAAAGCTGGGTAAAAAAAGCGGATGAGCGCCTGCTGGAGATCCTCAAACAGGAACTCAACTTTGAGCTGCAGAAATACCTAAAGAGGATCGGCAATGTCTGACGAACCCTTCAGCCTTGACCAGCTTTATCGAGCAGTAGAACAGCATCTCCGTACTCACTTGCCGGGGGTGCAGGCTGTCACAGCCTGGCCAGACATTAAGGATCGCGTGTTGCTGCCAGCGGTGTTTCTGGAGGTGGCCGAGATCGAGCCGGGTACCGATATCGGCACCGGCGAAACCTCGCTGGTCTGCAAGTTCGAGGCTCGGATCATTGTTGACCCGATCAAGCCGCACCACCATCAACAGGCCGTGCAATTGGCGACGCAGTTGGCGGTGCTGCTGCGTTCGCAGACGTGGGGGTTGGCAGTTGAACCCGCCGAGTTTGTGCAATCGCTGCAGGACTGGACCCAGCCGCACCTGGATGGATACACCGTGTGGCTGGTGGAGTGGACTCAGCAAGTCTATCTCGGCCCGGAGGAATGGCTCTGGCCTGACGAGCCGCCGGGCATGTTGCTCATTGGATTCAACAACGACGCCAAAGAGGACTTTGTCCCTGCGGAGGGTGTGTGAGTGGCTACGCGAGTGCCCAGCACGACCGGATGATCGCCGGGGCGGTCAAGGCTTGCTATGTGGTCGCGGTGGATCTTTCCGCTTCGCCGCCGGTATGTCGCGTGTCGGATGGCAGTGAATGGGTCAGCGCTTGGGTGCGGTGGCACAGCATCGCCGCGGGCAAGGCAAGGCACTGGCGGGCACCGTCTTTGGGCGAGCAGGGCAGTTTGATCAGCCCAAGCGGTGACGTGTCGCAAGGCACGTTTGTACCGGGCCTGTATGGCAATGCCGGTCCCCCACCAGACAACCGCGACCATGTCGAGGTCTGGCGTTTTGATGATGGCGGCTCGCTGATCTACGACTGGCAGGCCAAGAGCTACAGCATCACCCTGCCAAGCGGCACGGTCACCATCAAAGTGGCCAGCACGGAAGCGGTCGTGACCGATAGCGCGGTGAACGTGACCACCGGCAACATTAATTTGAAAGCGGCGGTAATGATCGACGGCGCGCTACACGTTACCAAGGGCATCACCAGCGCCGGCGCAATCATTGATGCCACCGGCAACAGCAACCACCACACGCATTAATTTCAACTCACCACAGCCCGCCCAGTGCGGGCTTTTTCATGTCTGGAGAACCACATGGCCAAGATCGATACGACCTCAACCGATGCGCAAACGCCCTCGGAACCGGCATTGTCATCCTCAACTTACTCATCGCCTGAGTCCTTGAAATTCCGCGACAAGCTCTACACGTCGCGACTGGTGATCGTGCCCGGTACTGACCGTTCCTATCCGGTCGACAAGGCGACGGTCGTGGTGCCGGCCTCCGACATCGAGGCGGTCAAGTTCCTGAAAGCCAGCGAAGAATACGAGCCGTTCAAGGAGTGACATCGATGATCGGAATGGATCGCCAGACCGGCC